TGTAGAGCAGGTAATTGGTATTAAAACCCGTGCGCAGGTTATTAAAAACCGAATGGGGCCACCACTACGCTCAGTTGATTATGATATTTACTTTGATAGTGGTATTGATAATTTGGGTTCGTGGTTAGAGATGATGAAAACCTATAAGTTAGCCAATCAAAGTGGTGCATGGTATACTTGGGTTGATAAGGAAACGGGTGAGGAAGTAAAGTTTCAGGCTAAAAACTTTGCTGATATATTACAAACGCGAGGGGATGTAAAAAATAAGATGTATAATGAAATATGTGATGCATATATCCTATCATATAAAGAAGCATCCGATGAAGCAAATATTGATAATATAGAACTATCCGATTTTGATGATTAAAAATTACAAAGAAATGTTGAGTAAGTTGGGACAAGAAAACCAACAAGTTACAAATCAAACCTTAAATGATAGAGTTCTTATCATTGACGGGCTAAATATGTATATTCGCGTTTTTGGGGCTGTGCCTGCACTCAACGATGATGGTGAGCATTGTGGTGGTATAACAGGTTTCCTGTTATCCACTGCGGCCACTATTAGAAACCTTAATCCATCTCGAGTCATCGTTGTTTTTGATGGTAAGGGTGGTTCGCATCGGAGAAAGGGTATGTATTCCGATTACAAAGGAGGTAGAACAGGTTTAACAAAGTTGAATAGGTTACAGGGGTATGAGGATATAGAGGACCAGCAGGAATCTATGCGCAAACAATTCATCCGTTTATATGAGTATCTTCAAAATTTACCAGTAACTCTTTTACAGGTAGATTATGTTGAGGCAGATGATTTGATGGCATGGATGGCTAACCACTATTTCAATAATGAGGTTATATTACTTTCTACCGATAAAGATTTTTTTCAATTAATTAACCACCGAATTAAGGTTTATTCCCCTATAAAAAAGGTTATGTATGATGAATCCTTAATAAAGGAAGAGTGGGGTGTAATACCCCAAAATCTTATTTGGTATAGGGTCATTATGGGGGATTCATCCGATAACATTAAGGGTGTGAATGGTATTGGTGCAAAGACGATATTGGGTAAAATGGATTTTTTGAATAATGGTGAGTTGGATTATGATGGCTTTTTGGGTGAAGTAAAACAAAATTGTGATGATAAGTTATCCAAAAAGTTGTTAGAGGCAGAAGATGTATTGAAATTGAATTATGATTTAATGCAATTAAAATCACCTGAAATATCCACATCTATTATTTCAAATGTTAGGGGTATATTGGATAACACCCACCCCAAATTAAACTTATTAGAGTTTAAAAAAATGTTTATGTATGATAAATTATACACTGCTTTTGCAAATGTAGATTTGTGGTTGAAAAACTCATTTACGGGGTTGGATAGATTACTTAAAATACATTTTGATAATCAAAAATAAAGTTGTATATTTTCTTATATGGAAAAGTTTGGAAGCAAATTTGGGACGGGATTTCAAACTAAAATCTTATCTGCTCTTTTATCGGATATGGTTTTTAGTAGGCAGATATTTGATATATTAAAACCGCAATACTTTGATTCAGAAGCATCAGAATGGCTGTGTAAAACGATTTTAACATACATAGATACCTACGAATCCAAACCAACATTAGATGTTCTTAAAACGAAGATAGCACCCATTGAGAGGGATATATTAAAGTCGTCTGTTATTGATACCTTAAAGCAGGTTTGGCGGGATTTAGAATCAGATGATTTAGATTATGTAAAAGAAGAAACTTTAAACTTTTGCACCAATCAATCCTTAAAGCAGGCCATATTAGAATCAATACCACTTTTAGAGCAGGGTAAGTATGATAAGATAAAATCAACTATTGATACTGCTATGAAGGCAGGGCAACCTACGGATGTTGGACATGAATATAAAATAATGTTAAGTAGTAGGTATGAGGATTTGGCAAGAAGTCCTGTATCCACTGGGTGGGATGTTATAGATGAAATTACGCAAGGTGGATTTGGGATGGGTGAGTTAATAATATTTGCAGCACCGCCGGGTATTGGTAAGTCCTGGTCATTGGTGAATGTTGCCGCATCTGCTATCAAAAGTGGTAAAATTGTGGTGTATTACACATTAGAACTATCGGAGGCAATGGTGGGACAACGATTTGATTCAGTTTTTACTGGAATACCTATACCCAACTTAAAGTATAATATGGAGGAAGTTGAAAGGGTTATCAGTTCGTTAAAGGGTGATTTAGTTATTAAAGGATTTAACACTGGTGCTGCTGGAATAAATGCTTTAAAAGCCCATATTGATAGAATGATATTGCAGGGTAAGAAGCCTGATGTTATCATTGTGGATTATGCTGATTTATTAAAGGGTTCTGCAAAAGAAAAAAGGCATGAGGTATTAGAGGAGTTAGTAGTGGATTTGAGGGGTATGGCCGGAGAGTATGGTGTTCCATTATATACCGCGTCGCAGATTAATCGCAGTGGTGCTGAGCAAGATGTGATTACGGGAACATCAATAGCGGGTTCTTTTTCAAAGCTGATGACTGCTGATTTTGTAGTTTCGTTGAGTAGAAAGATTGATGATAAATTGGCTGGGACAGGGAGATGGCATGTTATTAAAAACCGATTTGGGCCTGATGGTATGACATTTCCATCCAAAGCCAATTTCTCGAATGGGCAAATTTTGATATATAATGATAATTCAGTAGATGGTCAAAATACCCAAAAAGAAATGAAAAGTGGAGAGAGCTTGGTGAGAAAAAACTTATTACAAAAATATAAAGAAGTTAAGGGTGATATTGGGTTTTGATTTGTATTTATATTTACACACAAAAAATTAAGGGGACAAGATTATGGGATTATTTGAAGAGAGAATACCTTATAAGCCGTTTGAATATCCGGAATATTACACCGATGGATGGCTTCCACAAATGCAATCATTTTGGTTACATACTGAAATACCAATGCAGGGGGATGTTAAAGATTGGAAAGAGAATTTGAAAGAGCATGAAAAAAATCTCGTAGGTAACATCTTATTAGGATTTGCTCAAACGGAGTGTGCTGTTTCTGATTATTGGACGGGTATGGTTACTAAATGGTTTCCAAAGCATGAAATAAAACAAATGGCGATGGCATTTGGTTCGCAGGAAACAATACATGCTACTGCATATTCATACTTAAACGAAACATTGGGATTGGATGATTTTGATGCGTTTATGCATGAGCCGGAAATCAAAGAAAAATTTGAATACTTAACAGAAGTATCCGCAAATTGGAAACCGGAAGATTTGGATAGTAACCCAAAGGCAAGAGCAGAGGTAGCTCGTTCACTTGCTATATTTTCTGCTTTTGCAGAGGGGGTATCCTTATATTCATCATTTGCAGTTCTTTATTCCTTTCAGATGAGAAACTTGTTAAAAGGTATTGGGCAACAAATGAAATGGTCGGTTAGAGATGAATCGCTTCATTCTAAAATGGGGTGTAGGTTGTTTAGGCATATGTGCGAACAATACCCAGATTTGTTAGATAGAGTTAGACCGCAGGTAGAATTGGCCGCAAGGTTGATGGTGGAGATGGAGTTAAAGTTTATTGATAAGATGTTTGAAATGGGTGATTTGGAAAATCTAAAAGCAGAAGATTTAAAAGAGTTTATAAAGCAAAGAGGTAATGAAAAATTAGTAGAATTAGGTTATGAGCCCTTATTTGAGTATAATAAAGTTAGTGCAGCTAATTTAGAGTGGTTTTACCACCTTACGGGGGGTGTAACTTGGACTGACTTTTTTGCTATGAGGTCGACTGATTATAGTAAAGCAGGTGAGGGTGAAGATTGGGGTGATATATTTTAATTAAAGGATAAAATGAGTATAGCAGATAAAATAGCAGAAGAATTAGGATGGGAAAAGGAAGTTGATTACCCTTCATGGGGTCATACTGAAGTTTACCTAAAAACAATATCAAAGGGTTATGTTTTGGCGGGAGAAAAGCCCAAAGATGCGTATTGGCGGGTGTGCACTGCAGTAGCAAGGAGGTTAGATAAGCCACAACTCGCATCAAAGTTTTTTGATTATATATGGCGTGGTTGGTTAAATCTTGCTACACCGGTCTTATCAAATACGGGAACGGATAGGGGGTTACCTATATCTTGTTTTGGTATTGATGTTGGTGATTCCATACAGGAGATTGGTCAAAAGAACTTGGAGATGATGTTGTTGGCAAAGCATGGCGGGGGTGTGGGTATTGGTGTTAATATGATTAGACCGGCGGGAAGTAGGATAACTGGAAACGGAACATCGGATGGGGTTGTCCCATTTTGTAAAATATTTGATTCCACCATTCTTGCAACAAATCAGGGAGCAGTTCGTAGGGGGGCAGCATCAGTTAATTTGAACATAGATCATGGTGATTTTTTGGATTGGTTGGAAATCAGAGAACCAAAGGGGGATGTAAATCGACAATCATTAAATTTACATCAATGCGTTGTTATCAGCGATAAGTTCATGCGTAAGTTGGAAGAAGGTGATGAGGATGCAAGGCGTAAATGGTCTAAAGTGTTACAAAAGAGAAAAGCAACTGGTGAACCTTATATTATGTTTAAGGGAAATGTAAACAAACAAAACCCGGAAGCTTACAAGAAAAATGGGTTGAAGGTGTTTATGACAAATATTTGTTCTGAAATCGCTTTACATACCGATGAATCTCACTCTTTTGTGTGTTGTTTATCATCATTAAATCTTGCGAAATACGATGAGTGGAAGGATACTGATTTGATTTACACTGCTACTTGGTTTTTAGATGGTGTGTTAGAAGAGTTTATTCAAAAAGCAAAGAATATGCGGGGATTTGAAAACTCGGTTCGTTCCGCAGAAAAGGGAAGAGCATTGGGGTTAGGTGTATTGGGGTGGCATACTTACTTACAGCAAAGGGGTATTTCATTTGAAGGATTACCCGCTCAATTTGAAACGAGGAAGATATTCTCACAAATAAAGATTGAAAGTGAGAGAGCAAGTAGGGATTTGGCAAAAGAGTATGGTGAGCCCTTATGGTGTGTTGGAACTGAAATGCGAAATACCCATTTGAGAGCAATAGCACCTACGGTATCTAACTCAAAGTTGAGTGGTAACATATCGCCTGGTATTGAACCTTGGGCAGCAAATGTGTTTACTGAGCAAACATCAAAGGGAACATTCATTCGTAAGAATCCGGAGTTAGAAAGGGTTCTTCGTAAGATTGGAATTAATAATAAGGAAACTTGGGATAAGATTTTGGAAGATGGTGGTTCGGTTCAGGGTATTGATGAGTTGGAAAGGTGGGGATTTTTGGGAAATAAACTAATGAACATTCAGGAGATACCCGAAACAGCAATCGAAAATAAAGAAGTTGATTGGGTAAAGGATGTGTATAAAACATTCAAAGAAATCAATCAATTAGAGTTAATAAAGCAAGCCGGTATTAGGCAACAATACATTGACCAGGCAGTATCCTTAAATCTTGCGTTTCCATCTCAAGCAACCCCCAAATGGATAAATCAAGTGCATATGGAAGCTTGGAAGGGGGGGATTAAAACCTTATATTATATGAGAACTGAATCGGTATTACGAGGTGATATTGCTGCAAAAGCAACTGATCCGGATTGTGTATCCTGCGATGGCTGATTAAAAATGTTAAAAAATTAAATTAAAAAAGGAGTAAAAATGTTAGAATATTTGTATTTTACGGCAAAATGGTGCGCACCATGTAGACAATTGGCACCTATTATGGCACAAGTTTCAAATAGTGTTAAAGTTATAAAAATTGATATAGATGAAAATCCTCAAATAGCATCTCAATGGAATGTTAGGGGAGTTCCAACGGTAATTTTAACTGATGGTGGTGTGGAAGTAAATAGGCATGTGGGAGTAAAACCATTAGGAACATATTTGGCAGTTTAAGAATTATTTTGTATATTACATAAAAAAGTTATGAAAAAGCAATTAGAGCAAGTAAAACAATTTCACGATGTATATCGTCAATCTTATGAACGAACTCCCACTACCTTATCGGATGATGTATGCGATTTAAGGTAT